CAAAGCAGAACACAACGTGTGGATAGATTTTCCTTGGGAAGATTGGTGGGGGAAATAAATGTCTAAGCAAGACGAGATTCTAAATATCCTACAAGAAGAATGTGCTGAAGTAATTCAGATGGTTAGTAAGTGTCGTCGATTCGGCATTGACAACATCCATCGTAAAGAAGGCGGCACTAATAGAGAGCGATTGACTGAAGAAGTCGGTGATGTATTGTGCATGATAAAACTCATGCATGATTTCGATATAATTGATCTTAATGCACTAGAAGCAGCCTGCGCTCTTAAAATTGAAAAACTTAAAAAGTGGTCTACGATTTATGAAACTTAAGATAGCAGAAATTTTTTACAGCATACAGGGCGAAGGACGATGGAGTGGTACTCCCAGTGTGTTCTTGCGTACATTTGGTTGCAACTTCAAGTGTGCCGGCTTTGGCATGCCCAAGGGCACCCACACAGATGAACCAGACCAAATTGGGGAAAACATCACACTGTACAAGACGTTTGAAGATTTGCCATTGGCCACTGCTGGATGTGACAGCTATGCCAGTTGGCACCCTGCGTTCAAGTCGCTGAGTCCCACACTGGAAGTCAACGAAGTTGTTGACAGGATGCTGGCACTGGTGCCCAACAATACCTGGACTCAACCCAATGGTCAAGATGTGCATCTTGTTATCACAGGCGGTGAGCCGTTGCTGGGATGGCAACGTGCTTATCAAGAACTATTCGATCATCCCCGTATGCAAGACTTAAAGAATCTAACCTTTGAGACTAACACAACACAGGAACTACATGATGATTTTAGAACGTACCTCACCACCCAAGACCGATTCCACGTTACTTGGTCATGCAGTCCCAAGCTCACAGTCAGCGGTGAGTCGTGGAGCGAGGCAATTAGGCCACTCATATTCAAGTCTTATGCTAGTCTTGATGTTCCTATGGGCAGTGAGTATTATCTCAAGTTTGTTGTTGCCGATGGTGATGACGTTGGTGATGTTGATAGGGCTGTGGCAGAGTATCGCGAAGCTGGTGTCGAATCGCCAGTCTACCTAATGCCACAAGGTGGTATTCCAGACCAGTATCACTTCAATACAAAACAAGTGGCAGAACTGGCCTTGGAACGAGGTTATCGTTACAGTCCCCGACTGCATGTTGACATCTGGCGCAATGCGTGGGGCACCTGATGCAAGCACAATCGCCAGCGCAAGGTATTCTAAAGATCAACGACTGGGGTGATTCAAAAGTCTATCAGATTGTCTGCGAATGTACTGATCCAGATTGTACGCACGACTTGTGGGTAGAAGCAGATGATCACGACGTTACTGTTAACATCTATGTTACTACTAAGACCGAATTTTGGAGCAAAAGTCGCTGGCGGCAGCTATGGGATATACTCACCTCTGGGTACACTAAACAACAGTCTACTATATGCTTACCAAAACAAACTGCACTCAACTATGCAGAGACGCTGAAGTCTGCGGTTAAAGACGTAGAAGAATTTCAAAAAGGTAAAAAATAATGGACAATCAATTGTTCGGAAAAGTATGTGAGTTAGAAGCTCTATTAGAATTAGCCAACAACCGAGCTTGGTTAATGCAAGGACTTGTTCAACAGGCATTCGACATTGGATTAAAACAAGACAATGAAGCCTGGCAAGCGGCAGCCAAACAAGCACTAGGGAGAAGTAAAAATGGGTATGTTTGATATATTTAAAAAGAAGTCGGTGCCTCCCGCAGTTGAGAAACCTGCGACTACGCCCAAAAAGGCCAAGACTCCCAAAGAGATTGCCACAGAAAAGCGTGAGCCGTGGGTTGCGGTATTGGACACCAGCATCAATCCAAGAGACCCACGCAACGGATTTTTTGAATTGGATTGGAACGAGTACTTCATCGACCAACTACGATTTGCTGGATACAAGGGAGACACGGACGAAGATTTGATTGACCGTTGGTTTCGTGATTTATGCCTAAGTGTCGCGGCAGAAGACAAAGATTTACTTGACAGCATAGCGGCAGAGAGTGTACAATCTAGAAAGCGTAAAAAGAAACTAGATGAATCAGAGGAACTATGAAATACCTTTTGGTAGATACTGCTAATACCTTTTCCCGTGCTAGGCACGTGGCAAGAGGTGACGACCTAGATATGAAACTAGGCATGACTCTTCACATTCTTATCAGTAGCGTTAAACGTGCTCAAGAACTGTTTAAAACAGACAGAAGCGTATACTGCCTCGAAGGTCGCAGTTGGCGCAAAGATGTCTACACAAGATACAAACGTCATAGGGCAGAAGCTCGAGCTAGTCTCAGCACAAAAGACCAAGTGGAAGATAAAGCATACTGGGGAGCATTCGATGAATTCAGCAAATTCCTACAAGACAAAAGCGGAGCACTGGTACTGCGACACCAGCAGTGCGAAGCGGACGACTTTATTGCTAGGTGGATACAAACCCATCCCGAAGACGAACACATCATCTGCTCCAGCGACTCGGACTTCTTCCAGTTGTTGGCTCCTAACGTCAGGATCTTCAACGGTATTACCAAAGAAGTAATTAGTCTCGATGGTGTGGTAGATGACAAGGGCAAGACAGTCATCGATAAAAAGACCAAGCTACCCAAGGTACCCGGTGATCCTGAATGGTTGCTGTTTGAAAAGTGCATGCGTGGCGACAGTAGCGACAATGTGTTCAGTGCTTTTCCCCGTGTTCGCACAACACAACTATTGGAAGCATTTGGTGACCGACAAACACAAGGCTTCAAATGGAACAATCTCATGTTGCAACGTTGGGTCGACCATGAAGGAGTCGAGCATCAAGTCATTGACGACTATCATATTAATCGGCATATCATTGACCTAAGTCAACAGCCGGATAGTATTAAACAAGAGCTGGACAAAACAATTGCAGAAGCCAAAGCAGTGGTTCGTAATCAATCCCAAAGCGGCTTGTACTTCATGAAGCTATGCGGAAAGTTTGGCATGGACAATATTGGCAGTAACGCACAAAAATATATGGAGATTTTTATCTAATGACATTTGAACTTAAAACAACTAAAGAAGGCCAAAGCTGGCTAGTGCTCAACAACGGAGTTAAAATTGCCGCAGTGCATAAGAGCGAGGATGGATTCATTCTGGCCAAGAATGGCTTTGTGCAAAATCTAGGTTCAGCACGTAATGTACGCAAGCAATTAAACATCAAAGATTGGGAACCAGGTACTGGCAAAGAGTCTGATGAATATTACAGTAACATTCGCACAGACCTAAATGGCTACCCAGTTGAGCATGAAACGTATTTCAATGCTGCCATCGAAGTACATCGTAGACTGCCAATCTACACCAGCGAACCCAACAGCAAGTGTTTCTTTGCCGCAGGTTGGTATCGCATTAGGGTCAAAGGTCGTGACCGTATTCAGTTCTGCCCCAAGCTACTGACATTAAATCGCAATCAATTCTGGGGACCGTTCCATACAGAATCTGAAGCGGAGACTTTGAATCAATAAATACTTTCATGCTGAATAAACGTGACTTGGAAGAATACATTAGCCTTGTAGGCATCACAGAAAAAAAGAAAAGCCCCTCTGTTTCACTTCCTGTAGCAAATGCAAGAAGAGTAGCAGACGGGCTTTCTTTTTTGTTGCTTGAATTGTCTGAGTTACAAAAAACTTTAGAAGATGCTAGGAAATCACTATCTGACAATACTGTCACGTCAATCGAATTAGATGGAGGATCATTCAAATGAAAATTACTGTATACACTAAGACTATATGTCCTTATTGCACGGCTGCCAAAAGCTGGTTAAAAAACAAAGGTTATGTCTGGGAAGAAATCAACCTTGACGATGAAGATGCAAGAAAAACCTTTTACGAAAGTGTGGGCGCAGGCGTTCGCAGTGTGCCTCAGATCTTTGTAGACGGTGAACGAATTGGTGGTTACAACGAGCTAATCAAGAGCCGACTGGCAGTCAATGACTCTGTGGGCAACACCATTAACTTCGATTTCTAACCTGGTCATCCAATCAATCTTTTGCTAAATAATAGTAGCAGAGAATTGAAAAATGAGTAGACCTAAACCAACCATACTATTAGAGTATATCGAAAAATCAACTTACAAAACTGATCAGGTTTTGGTAAGCGAGGGAGTATGGGCAGTATTTTTTGATGGTAAAGCAATCAATTTGAAGAGTTTTAACAGTCTCACTAATTACCCTGGCCCCAAGTATAAAAAAGTCAGTTTCAGCAATCCCGGGCATGCATTCAATCTTGCCACTAAACTAAACACATTGTTTAAAACAGATAAGTTCCAAGTGTATAAACTGACCAATGGAACAATTGTTCAAGAGTAAATCCTATTATCAGGATTTGATATTCACAGGTATAAAAGAAGGGGTAGTCAGTGCCCCTTTGCTATTTTCCATCGAAACTGGCAGCGACAGTTGGGATGAAAAGATTTATCAAGAACTCTCCCTTAGACTTTGGCACAGCAATTACAGCATGCAATTCTCTCCCGAGGGCTATGTATGGTACAGCAAACTACAGCCTGGATACACGATAATCAGTGATTTGTTTTCCAATGCAGGGGCAATCATTGGCATTGTACGAGTATTTCCCGACACCCCATTCTTGTTAGACAGAAATAAACTGCATCATTGGGACGTTGACAAGCAAAATGCTTGGGCTCTTTGCGGCAGTAATTTTACCCAATGGTTGACGTTTCTAAGCTAAAAATTGCTTAAAAATTAAGCAAATCAGGCGTTGCAAGTTGTTGTTTTTTAACAACATAGTTGTTGCAAAAATACAACAAAAAAAGATGTCTTTTCATGCAGATTTTGGTTGACTTTGGTGCGTAAGACTGTATAATAAACACATGAACTGCAAAAACACCCCACGCAAAAAACGCACAGACCGTACACATATCATTTATGAGCTTGTTGTAAATGGTACCAGCTACGTTGGGATCACTGCCAAGACAGAGTCCACAGTCAACAAGAGCGTGTTGAGTCGCTTTGCCAAGCACACCTATCGTGCTCGCACAGAAGACAAGACATGGCCTTTGTACACTGCAATGCGTAAATTTGGCGCTGAGGCATTTGAAGTGTTCATCCTGGAAACAGGTCGTGGCAAGGCTTGGGCTCACAAACGTGAGCGTGAGTTGATTGCTGAAATGCAACCTAAATTGAATTTAGCATAAAAAAGATGTTGACATACGCTCACAGTGAGCGTATACTACATACACTAAGAAGTTAATTTTTCAACTCACTGAAAGGTTTTTATAATGTCTGCATCAGAAGTCCGCACGGTAACTATCCGTGAAGCAAAGAAAGATGTTCGCATCGCAATGCGTTGCCAACGTCCCGTTATGTTGTGGGGTCCTCCCGGAATTGGCAAGTCCGACCTTGCGTATCAGTTGGCAGAGGACATGGGCGGTGCCCTTATTGACCTCCGCTTGCCTTTGCTTGATCCCACAGACCTCAAGGGCATGCCGTATTTTGATACCACCACTGGCTCCATGCGTTGGGCCAGTCCCAGCGAACTGCCCAGTGAAGAATTTGCCAGCAAGTATCCAATCGTCATTCTGTTCTTAGATGAAATGAATGCCGCCGCACCTGCGGTGCAGGCCAGTGCTTACCAGCTTACACTGAACCGACGCATTGGTGAATACCGACTGCCCAAGAACGTTGTTATTATGGCGGCGGGCAATCGTGAAAGCGACCGTGGCGTTACCTATCGCATGCCTGCGCCACTGGCCAACCGTTTCATTCACTTGGAATTGCGTTGCGACTTTGACAGTTGGAACGAATGGGCCGTCAACAAGAAGACGCACTCCGACGTTGTTGGTTACCTTAACTTTGCCAAGCAGGATTTGTTTGACATGCGTCCCGAGAGTGCGTCACGTGCGTTTGCCACCCCACGTACTTGGATGTTCGTCAGCGAGTTGCTGTCAGATCCTGAGCTTGACGACAGCAGTGCAATGGATCTGATCTGCGGTGCAGTGGGCGAAGGCCTGGCAGTTAAGTTCATGGCACACCGCAAGTTTGCCAGCCAACTGCCCAACCCCAGCGACGTGCTGGCAGGCAAGGTCAGTACAATTGGTACCAAGGAAGTGTCTGCACATTACTCCTTGAC